TATCCAGTCTTTGAATACCTGTTCATGCTTGCCCTCGAACAGGAGCCGGTTCTCTGCGTATCTCTCCAACCGCTCCACTTCTGTCGGCGGCGGCCAGGGTTTGCCTGGTTCTAAAAATGATAAACTTGTGAGCAATGCTTACACCACCTTTTTACCAGCCGGAAGGTTTATTTACTGGTCCTATTCTTATTCTCCTGGTCAACATCTCAAATGCGCCACTTACAGCATCAACCTGGTCGTCATGGGCCCCGTGTGGGAATAATTCTGCTTCGTCCAAAAAGTCATTTATCCACGGGCCCCGCACCAGCTTTATATTCCCTGCCTCAGCAGCTGAACTAACTGGGTTTGCCCTCATTTCTTTAGAACCTGTTGTCTTGTTTCCATAAAAAGTAAAACCGGCCAATACTCTGCGCCGGTAATGATCTATAGTGTTAACCCCGCTACTGCCAGGTTCCTGTTCCATATAGATTGTTACTTTCTTGCCATCTAATTCGGCTGTCTGCTTTATAAGGTTCTCCACACCCTGCGGTGTCGCCCTGGTCCTCTTTATGTCAATAATGTAATATATCCCGTCTTTTTCACCTAATAATGCCCCTGCTGTCCAGTCCGGGTCCTTCCCCGGTTTGGGTTCCGTAGCCGCAAGGTCCCAGTACCTGACCAGCCTTGCATCTGCGGGATAACTGTCCACTATCTCAAACCATTCGCGTTTAAACTTATTTCCCGCTTCCCTTGCAGTCCAGTCCCCTTTCAGCAGCTGTTCTCGGGTTATCGGGTCTAAGTGCATCAGACTTTTTATATACTCTTCCCGGTCAATATACGGGTTGTCATCCAAGCTTGCTGGTACAAAAGGCTTACCTCCCACGATAAACCGTTGCTTAACCCATTCATGGCCTATACCGCCAGGGTTGCTGGCTGACCGCATCCTCAATGGTATTTTTGAGCCCTCAAGCCTCCTTAACCTGGAGAACAAATAACGGTATTGTGTTTCGGTAAACTGGGTAAGCTCATCAAAGCCAATAAACTGGAACTCTGCCGACTGATACCTGTATTTGTCTTTTTCGTTTTCAAGGTAACCAAAGCTCAAGGTGGCCCCGGATGGGAATGTCCAGGTCTTGTTTTTCTCACTCCAATGCGCTTTCCCTTCCAGCCATTCGTGGGCCCGGTCCATAAGCGCACCTGGCAAGGACAAGTCCGTATAAGTCCGACGAAACAGAATGGCAGCGTAACCGGGGGCCTCGACATATTGAAGAGCAGCCATTAGGAGGGCATCAGACTTTCCACCTCCGGCTGCTCCGCCATAGAGCGCTTCTAGATCAGGCATTAGCAAAAACTCAGCTTGTTTCGGTGTTGGTTCATGTGGTATCCATGGATTTTCCAATATCGTCGCCCGCATCACCGCCGCGTAATACGCTTCGTCGTGCAAGCTGGCGGTAGACGTCTGTGTATTGCTCAACTCTGTGTATGATGTCGTACTCATGGCGTTCGGTCACCTGCCCCTGTACCTCCTGCTTGCCCTCGACGTTATAATGGCTCAATTCCTTCCATTCTCCGCCGCTTCGATTGACCAGGTAGAATTTTTGAGCAAGCACATTGCCGGAAATTGCTGACATAAACAACGCATCTTCCACTAAATGAATTCTTATTTTTTTAGCTTCATCTACTTCCTCTGCAAACTCAGGGTCTGCGGCTCTTGCTTTCCTATACGTGGAGGTGTCAATACCCATAGCCTCGCAAATGTTTACTATTGTATTGCCATTTGCTATTAGGTTAATAAATATTTGTTTTTTTCTTTCTGTAAATTTACGCCTTGGGGCCATCACTCAGCACCTGCCTCTTCAACAGCCTTTTTAATCAATTCCTTAACATGCGTGGATCTTTCCCTTGCTACCTTGCCACTCTTAAACGGTATTCTAATAACAGCACAAGCTTTATCGCGAACCACTAAAAACGAAACAAGCTCATCCTTTTCGTCAACCATCGCTTTTGCTATTTCCTTTGCTATTGCTAATGTCAATTCATTAATTTTGGCCAGTCTTTTTTGTTCATCATCCTTTGTCTTTATATCTTCTGCCGACAGCCTAGGGAATAATTGAGCTGTCGGATACCTGAATAGGTCAATCTTTTCAGGGTTTAACTTGTGCTGTCGTACCTTTTTGATAATTTCGCCCTTTGATGTGTCGCCTTTTATCAGGTTCAGATTATTTACCAGGTTGAACTCTTCTTCCTTGTCAATGTTTCTTTCTACAACAACAACCTTAACCGTGTCATGGCCAATCGCTTTCCAGGCCCGAACCCTGTGATGTCCTGCTATGATACGATACCTTTCTCCATCCTTAACAACAACCGGCAGCTCTACCATGCCCCACTTCTGCAACTCTTTTTTCAATCGCTCAAATACCATGGAATCTTCTTTGTTGGCCGACAACTCGTTTTCGTTCAAGCTGCTTATGTCAACTTCAATAACTTTCCCGCTCAAAACGTTCCCCTCCCTTTAACATCCAGTGAATAGTCGTGGGTATAATCACCTGCTACATACTCATCCCATATGCCTGCTATCAAATTTGTAAAATTCGGGTCCTTGTTATATCTAGCTTTAAGCCTATCCTGCATCAAGGCCAGGTATTTATCATAATTCCTAATCGCCTCAATGCACAGTTCCACAGCCTCTCCCTCGTTTGTATAAATAAGCGGCCAACCCTCGCCCATAAACGTTTTCATCCACGGCATCTTTCTTATAACCGGGACAACGCCAAGTTCCAGTAGTTCAAGGTACCCCAGCGGCTGCCCTTCAACCTCGGACGTAATCAAGAGTACCTTTGCATTGCCTGCTTCTTTTCGGTACTCCTGCGAATCGAGTCCTATATAAACCCTAGGGAATGTCTCTTTTATGTGCGTCAATAACCTTCTCCTTGACGCGCTTATTGTCGGAATGAAAAACTCTACATCTATTCCTCTCCCCGACAATACAGCCATTATTTTAGCCGCTATGTCTGGCTTTTTAATGTTGTTCCATCTTCCACTCCATACCACTTTATCAGCCTTCTCCGGCATACCATCTAAAGGCTCATACTTCCATAAAACCAGCCGCCTTATTTTTTTGTTGGAGTTCGGGCATGTACGAAATAGCCTTTTGTCTGCTAATTCATATTCAGTATCGTTATCCAGCACAACAGCATGAACATTTGGCATATTGCCAACCATCCACCAAAACATACTTTCCTCATATCCTTCAACAGGAAATTCTGCTACCCCCTTTTCAGGTACTTTTGGAGAAACGTAAACTATCGGCTTATTTCTCAAAGTTATGCCACTATTACCATGGGTTAGCATATATATTAACATAACTGCTGTCATTCCACCGGTAACTATTATGTCGGCGTCCTCCAGAACATTTTCATGGTATGCGGCCAAAACAACCTGCCTGTACCGGGCCACAAGAGAATGATCCTCTTCTTTATCAACTGTCACCTTGTACGTTTCCCCGGTAAACGTCCTCCAGTTCGCCGCATTGGTGATAAGCAGATTCGTGCAATTCCAAGGTACCTGCTTAACAAGGCTCGAAAAAAGAGAAACCAGGCTTTCATTTTCCTGGTTTCCAGCTGCAATCCATACTATTTTATTCGGTGTCCGCACATTGCCCCACTCCTATAAAGAAAAAACCGCATCGAAAGGATGCAGTTTTTCTTAAATATTCTTTTTTTAATCATCCAGTATGCTCATTTGCTTGAAGATGTCTACCACCTCAAACACTCCTGAGCTATGAACCTGCTTCCGTATCCAGTCCCAGTCCTTCTCTTGAACCAGCCGGCCGATTTCCCTGTGCTGGGAATAATGGCCGCTCAAGAGCGTAACCCCTTGGCCCATTTTCTTTCCCTCGTAGGTGTGGCTGTCTGCCATCACTTTGGGAATACCGGTCCATGGTGTGCGGTCAATCTCACGTTTTCCGCCCCTGATTTCATTCCTCAGCTTGTGCCAGGTGTAGAATACGTTCAGCGCACGTGGTGGAAGCCATATGCCATATTCCTTGGCAACAGCCCAAATGTCCGTCTTGCAATTCCCGGCCGCATATACTGCCTCGTCCTCCAAGTCACAGAACCTGTCCGCAAGCCCTTGCCCGTGGTGCGTTTCTCTTGCACACAGGGCCTCGAAGTCGAGGCGGTTAACCTCATCCATAGCCTCCAGCAATTCTTCTTCAGGAGGGAATACATCTTCGAACAGGCCACAAATCAAAAGGGATTTCATCGTGGACTTATTAAGCCTGCGTGAAGCCTCCTCAAGCCCTGCTGGCCATCCAATTCGGAGGGATTTTACTACAACTGATTTCCATAGGCTTTCACTGTAACCGTCAATCATTTTAACCGGTCTAGCCATTAGCCATCCCTCCTTTCCTTTTTTGCCGAGCACTCTTGCTTACATATCTTGCACCATCCTCTGATGAAGGCTTCGGTTCTTGTTAGCTTGCCATCACTCAGATAGCAATCTTTATGGAGTGTGAACATTCACATCACCCCCCTTTCTTTGAGGGAGACATATCCATCATCGCCAACTATGATATGATCAAATACCTCAATACCTAATAACTTACCGGCCTCAACCAACCGTTTAGTTGTTTCTATATCATCTCTGCTGGGCTCCGGATTGCCGCTTGGATGATTGTGAAAGCATATAATAGCCGCTGCGTTATGAAGTACTGCTGGCTTGAATACTTCCCGCGGGTGTATCAAAGAACCGTTCAGTGAGCCTCTGCTGATTTCATGCACGGCTACTATTTTGTTCTTGGTGTTCATGATAAGAACCCCGAACACCTCTTGCGCTTCTTCTTGCGCATTTGTTATAGCCTTAATTGCCCTATACGCATCCTCTGGGCTTTTAGTTTCCCTTGGAAGTTCATACCTCCCCACTTTTTCTTTTACCAGCACTACTCTCTCAAATGATACTTGGATTCTTTTCATTTAACTCAACTCCCTTGCAAGTTGTGTAAACCACTGGTCAGGTGGTTTTATTGATTATAGTATAACTTTTTTGTAACTTTTTGTCAAATACGGAAATATCTGTTTAACTTTATTTTTTTACTATAATATGCTATAATTTTAATTGCAGGGTTCCCGCCTGGTCAGCGGGTAAAAGCGGTATCCTTGTATCCGCTGCCCTGCTTATATTTTTTAACTTTTTTCACACCAGGCCCCGCCCCTGCCTCGCGAATGGTGTGTACTACCCTCCGTTTCCGGCATCCTAGAAGCTAAAAGCCGCCCTCATG